ATGCTACATTTTTTTCAGTTGTTCCGAATGTAAATCCTGACCCACTAGCAGTTTTAAATTGAACTGTAAAAGCTCCTGAAGTATTGTTGTAAACAATGTAAGATTTTTCAACACCATCTGGTACAGTAACAATTTGATTTCCAGTGATTGTTCCTGATAATTCTATAATTAAATTTCTTGCATCTGATGTTGCGGTAGTTCCATCAGAAATCAATAAGTTAGTTGTTTGAGCTCCTCCAGCAATTGATTTATTAACATATCCTTGACTTTGCTCAATAATATTTAAATTTGTATTTGTAATATCTCCCCAAGTTCCAGATTTTTCACCTGTAACCATTAATTCAATTCCGAGTGTATTACTATAACTTGATGGCATATATGTTCCTATTAATCCCTTATTATATCCTTACTAAGCTGCTAGATCAACCTCAGTCCAAGTATTAGAAACTCCTGGATCTACCTCTTGCCAAGCTGTAATGTTTACTGAACCAACAGATAAAGAGGCTGAAACTCCCGTAACTTCGGCACTAGCATCGTCTGTTTCAACTTGACCAATTGCAGTAGTTAGTTCAACACCTGATACAGTATATGTTGAATTATGGTCTACACTACCTAAAGCAGTAGTTAATGAAATACCTGTTAAAGAAATATTTGCATCTCCTTCTACAGTTTCATTTCCTAAATTAGAAGTTAAACTTAAACCAGTTACTGAAACATCTGCATCAGCATCTGTATCTTCTTCTCCAATAAATGTTGTTAAAGAATTTCCCGTTACAGTTACATTAGCATCTGCAGTAACACTTTCATCTCCAATTTCAGATGTTAAATTTATTCCTGTTACTTCTATTACAAAAAGAGCAAATGCATTAACTTGACCTACGCTAGATGTTAAACCTACACCTGTTACTGGTACATCTGCATCAGCATCTATATCTTCATTTCCTAATGTTATATTAAGATTATTACCTGAAACTGAAATATCTGCGGTACCTGTTACAGTCACATTTACAGGAGAAATTGTTTCTGAACTTTCAGAAGCAAAAGCAGCTTCACCAAAAGCTGTAAGTGTATCTGTAAAAGAGCTAGAGTTTGTTACAGATAGTGATTGGCCAGTAGGAAAAACATTTACACCTAACTCTCCAGTGATTAATACATCTCCTACAGAACCATTAGCTGAAGTACCTAAAGCAACAACAGTAACGTCTGATGGCTCAGCCGAAAAAGGCGTTTGTGAATATGTAGTTATTCCAAAAGCCATAGACTAGGCTCCTGATTTAAGTTCTTCTATTTCTTTTTTTAGTTCTTTGATAGATTCAATTAATACTGCACAAAGTCTTTCGTATCTGACTGCTTTTGTTCCATCTTCTCTTGTTGCAACAATTTCAGGTAAAACTGCTTCTACATCTTGTGCAATAACACCCACTTCTTTTTCTTCACCAAAATGAGAGTGTTTTTCTTGAGCCTCTTTAGTCCAGTTATAATAAACACCGTTTAATTTAGAAACTTTATCTAAAGAATTTTCTATATTTGAAATATTTTCTTTTAAATTTTTATCAGAAGAATAAAAAGCTGTTACATCTCCCGTTGCTCTTATTGCACCAGTAACATCTAAAGTAGATCCATCAAATGTCATATTTGCTTCTGCATTCATGGCATCTGTACCAGTTGCAGTTACAACTCTGTTGTTTGATCCATTAGTCATGAAGTCTGATACGTCAACAGAAATAGCGTCTGCAGCTACATCAATTCCTGTACCAGCACCAACGGCTAAAGAACCAGATGTTGTAACGGATCCAGTTAAACCATTTCCTCCAGTAACTGAAGTTACTGTACCTGTGTTTGTAGTAAATCCAGAATCATTATTAAAACCAGATATAGCTATATTTCCTTTTGTAAGTTTTTTCTGTGCGTTTGCTGCATCAACTACAGCAAAGAAATCTCCGTCTCCATCTGATGTTGAAGTTGTAAGTTCTGATAAGTCAATTGAAACTGAATCTGCAGCAACATCAATACCAGTTCCTGCACCTACTGCAAGAGAGCCTGAAGTTGTTACCGACCCTGTTAATCCATCACCTCCTGACACGGAAGTAACCGTACCTGTATTTGTAGTAAATCCAGAATCATTGTTGAAACCTGAGTTATTAATATTTGCTTTAGTTAGTTTTTTCTCAGCACCAACAGAATCAACTACAACAAAAAAATCTCCATCACCGTCTGATGTAGATGTTGTCAATAAATTTAAATCTACTCTTGCAATTGGTACTGTTCCAGAAGATAATTCTGAAGCGTTTAAAGCTGTTAAGTTAGCCCCACTCGCAGCAGGAAGTGTCGCTGGAAATCTAGCGTCAGGTACTGTACCTGAAGTTAAATTATCTGCATTTAGGTTTGCTAAATCTACTGTTTGATATTCTAGTGCTGTTGCGCCAGAATTTACTGCAATAACTTGATTCGCAGTTCCAATAGCTGTTAAACCTGTACCACCTTTTGTTGTTGGTACTGTTGGTAATCTATCTGATGATAAAGTTCCTGAAGCAACATTTGAAGCATTAAGAGCTGTTAAAGCTGAACCATCTGCTGCTGGAAGTGTTGCTGGAAACCTTGCATCAGGGACTGTACCTGAAGCTAAATCGTCTGCATCTAAGTTTGTTAAGTTTGCTCCACTAATTGCAGGTAAAGTTGCAGGGAACCTTGCATCTGGAACTGTACCTGAAGCTAAGTTATCTGCGTTTAAATTTGTTAAGTTAGATCCATTGTTTGCAGCAATGTTTCCACTTGAATCAAGGATAACGGCTTTGGATGCCGGTAATGTACAAAAAACATTTTTAGTTCCTGCAGAAAAATTTACCGCAGAATCACTGTTTGAAGACGATATAATTGTGTCTCTTGATAAAGTATCTGTTGCTGCATCTGTTACAGTACCAAGTCCAACTTCAAACTCACCGTTAGAATTTACGATTGCGTAATAAGTTGTGTTACTATTTCCAATACCTGCAACAAATGTTTCAAAACCTGATACAGCACCCGCTAAATCAAAAGTTCCTACACCAGTTGTTGTTGATGTTTCTTTTATTCTATCATTGACAACCAAAGCCATTTTAACTCCTTTTTATTTTACGATATTCTCAAAATTGCAGCTGATGTTGTAAACGCAGGAAACTGAATTGTGAACGTTCCAGAAGTTGCAGTTTTATCTCCACCAAAATCTAAGACAGCCACAGCATCAGTAGTACCAGTGCCACCATCAGTTGTTGTATTATAAATCAAAGCACCTCTTGCTGTTAGTGTAACTCCAGTAAAAGATAAATCAGCAAAGTCGGTAATAGCGACTCCTGAAGAAACTTTAACACCTTGGTTTACTAAAGCGCCTCCACCAGCTGAATATTGACCTGAAGCACCAACTTCATTAGAAGTAGTGTAGTTTTCAGTTGAAGCACCTAAAGTTGCTGCTGATGTGTAAAGTGCTAAGTTGTAAGTATCTGACGATGTGTCAAAATCGTGTTTACCTTGTAATAGTTCTTTTTTAAAACTATTACATATTGCGTTAGTAGTTATTGCCATAATTTTTCTCCTTTATTAATTTTATGGTGACGGTGAATCTACTTTAACTCTAGGAACACCATCATCAAATTCTGCACGTCTTCTTCTTCCCATTTGTTGAAGAGCAAAATTCTGTATCTCTTCATTATACTTGCTTTTATAGAGGTTGTACATATCCATGGGTCCTTTTAGATAAGAAAAAGCCTCAGTTAATACACCGTGTAACAGCATAGATTCTTGGTAAGTAGAAAGTAAAGTATTATTAGTTGATGTAAATTCTGGTGGATCTGTAATGTAGTTTATTTGCACTGTATATGCAGAATCTGGTGTTGGAGCTACTAAAATGTTATTTTCATCCCAATTAGCCCAATATTTTGGTAAACCTGTAGCACCACCATTATTATATTCCGATATAAAACTTGTATCTCTTTTTTCTAAAAATGTTCTATCGCTTCCATTAATGACTTGAACAGATCTCATAATGGTTAGATCTCCTGGTAAAGTTACATATCTGTTTCCACTTGTAAATGTTGAAGTAGAATATTTTCTTAAATCATCATAGTCCACTTTTCCTGCAACATCCAACTCAACAGATCTAATAAAATCTTGAATTATTTGATCAGTTAAAACGGTATTATCTACTTCAGTGTAATCTCTTACTTGTGTTAAAAATGCTGAATGTGTTATAGACATTATGTAATACTCACTGTTACTGATTTAATTTGAATTGATAATTGTCTTCTTATGTTTTGTGCAGAGCCATCTGTTGGCTGCATCCCACCTTGTTTAGTTTTAAATGCAAAATCTCCAGGTAAAGATAAGTTTGCAACACCTACTGTAATTCCTCCAGAGTCTGCTAACACTCCATCAATATTTGTTGGTTGTTGAAATTTTTGTGATCTAGTATTTTTTAAAGCGATTGCATCTGCTTTATGATAAGGTGGATCTAATTGTGGATGTTTAGGTTCATACTCTGATATATGAACTAATGCACCTGTCCACTCTTTAACCATTTCTTTATATGGAAATGCTTGACCAGATCTATCC